GTCTGTGGCCAACACTCTTCATCTATTCTCGCAAGCAGAAGCCCGCAAGAGGGGCTTGAATAGTTTTATAAATACTCATGGTCTGCACTTCAGGATGTTCGTAGAAAAACATATGATAACCTATCCAGGTTCGGTCCATGCTAATGCGCCGACTCCACACATTCCAAGCGCTAGTGTTAGAAGCGAGATGACTGATTATCTCAAGCACAACTCGGTACCAAGCCCGCACGACACGCTGATTGGACTTACGGAGTTCCTCGATGAGCGAGCCAGTAAAAGGTGCCCAGACCACACCGCGAGACAGATGGGCGTGCTGACAGATATTTTTCAGCAACAGCTACCCTACATCTTAGAGGGTCAAGTAACTGTAGTACCGCTAATATAAAAACGAGCCCTCTCGCAAATGGGCTCGTTTTCTGTTCAACACCCCTGTTGAACTACACTTCACAAAAACATTGTAGCATATCAATCGCGCTTGTGTTTAAATTAGCTTGAGTATTGTACCTTGTACCTTAAACACCTCCCAAAACTCCACATAAGTCTCTCAGATATTACGCTGCTAGTCAGCGCTTGAAATATAAACATCTACTTAAAACAGTCCATATACTCAACTGGCATCACCCCTCATAAAGAGGGGTTCTTTGTCATAAAAAAAGACCGCGCCCAAAGAGTATGCAATTTGGAACGCTGATCTATATGGGAGCGGTCAGTGGCGACATAGTATCACAATAACAGAGGTAAGTCAAGCTGTGGTATGCTGTAATGGCTAAACAAGGAACATTGTATTAGTATCAAAAATTCGCTCGATAGCTTTTCATTATGTTTTGAAGAGTTGCCAAGTGCTAAAAGGTATCGCAGTAACCGCCGTCGATTACAATAGTAGTCGGCGGTTTTTCATGTCCAGCCGAAGCTTCTTGCGGATGTTAGCGCCAATTACCTTGTCGTAAGTTATGTCGATGACGGTAAGTTGCTCCTCGCACTCTGGGTTGAACGCCAACAGCTTGGCCTTGCGAAGCCCAGTGATAATCATACCGAAGTATATCTGGACCAGCACCGACAGTGGGATGTCACCTCGCACTAGCGCGTCATGGCGCTCACCATTGAACGCCTTGATCTCTAGCAGCACCCGCCGATCTATTCCGTCAGGGCTGTAGCCAGCGTTCGGATAGGTGGTGTTCGTTACGAACCCCGGACGCTGTATCTTACGCCGTTTCGACCGTTCATACTCAGCGACACAGATAAGCTCAAGCGCCTCACCCCGCCTGGTATGGATGTTACCGGCAAATTCGTAGTCTCGGGGCATCGGCTTGCCTTGCAGTAAGTTAATAGCCTTTGAGCCAGTCCACAGGTCTTTTCGTAAGGCGTGCCACTCAGGAGTCTTCTGTTTGACATCGTGGAATACAATCATGCGGCATTGCCTACATGCCACCAACCACAAACTTTGCATTTATAAACCTGGGGGACTAGGCCAGGGTATTTCTTGTTGTATTTGAGGAATTTGGCTTCTCGTCTCGCTTGATTATAGGTAGATTTCTTCTTACCCTCTCGACAGCGATTAGTGTACGTCTTAGTTGGGCCCTCGTTGGGGTGTCTCATAGCATTGCCTCCAATTCTGCTCTAGTTTCATACCAGTTTGTAGGATCCACGCGCTTCCCCCAGGACCAGTCATTAAACTTCTCTAATGTTTCCTTTTGGAGCGTTTGCCAACTAGCGGTAGGGCTGTCTTTCACCTCTATAGCACCCCAGAACCCTTCAAGCATAAATATAATGTCAGAACAGCCTTTCGGTACGCCGGGCCTCGGGTTCAGCACAAGAACATAACAGCCTTTGCTTCGGAGGTACTTACGGATGTCACTCTGGAGCTTACTCTCAATGCTCATCTTCGAGTCCTTCCGCGAGCGCCTCTAACCCCTTCTGACTTTGAGCGAACCCACGAATCCATGCAGCAGTCATGGTTTTGTTTTCGGCATAGTATACGCCGTCATCACCCAGTATAGAGTGGGCGGGTGCCACCACTTCATTCACATCATCGACATAGACATCTGAGCCCCCGAGCAACTGGATAGTCTTCGGTAGCTTACCATCAATCTGGTCAAACACGAGCTCAACAGCTTTGAACCGACCTTTGGCGACGTTCTTGAGTAAGTTAGCTACAATAACTGACTTTACTTTTGGTTCATGGTCCACTGGAATTCCTTTTTCAATACGACGCTTATAAAGCTTCACTACCCGGATCACATCACGCGGCATACCACGCATTTCCTTGAGGGTCTCGCGCAGTTTTGCAGTCGCAGGGTCATAACTACTAGGTTCGTCTTTTTTAGCGGCTTCAGCAGCCTCTATTTGCTTTGCGCCCGGCTCAATCTCTTTCGCGTTGACATATCGGACATAGAACTTTGGTACTTTGATGTCGATAAGTGTCTCAAGTAGGCCATCAACGCGATCGAAAGCTAGCTTGATAGCAGATATATCATCGGTGTCAGCACATATTCGTATCAGTGAACAGAGTACGGTATCGTCAACGCTGGAGCCTTTGTCCTTCTCAATCTCTAAAAACTCACCCCATTCTAGGTGTATGAGCGTCTCAAAACGACTTTTTAGACTCGCCACGCTAGCCTCGCTTGGACAGCCTGTTCTTTTGTTTCAAATATCCCAAGGTATATTTTTTTATAATTGACGGTTACCGCCGCCTCCCATTTGTTAGTTTTTTTGTGCCAGTAAACACCGGTAATCCCTGAAGTATTTTTTGAAGTCATACGCCTATTACGAGATTGCTCAATCATGGTGGCCCACCGGCAGTTCTCAGGCTCGTAATCGCCATCGTTGTTTATGCGATCAAGAGTATGTTTTGGTGTTGGCTTTTCACCCATATCCTCTAAGAAGTTTGCAAAACCATTATTCTTTGGCTGCCACCTACTGCAAACCTTAATCCCCCTACCTCCATAATCTTTATAAGAAGTGAAGTTAGGGTTTTCGCAGCGCTGGCGCATCTTAGCCCATGTACCAAATAACGGATGCTTGTTAATATTGTTCATCATAGTAGTTTTATAAGATTATTGTAGGTACTGTCAACCGTATTTTCGATTATGCTTAGTTCAATATTACTGTCTGACTTCTGGAACATACCCCAGCGCTGCGGTATTTCGGCTAAGTCTTCTGGGTTCTGGTCGTTACAAACATACCGCGTCATCAGCTTGCCGTCTAGTTTGAATGACTTACGCTCATACCCAGCGATCTTAGCAGCGTGAGCGATACTTTTCTTACCAAGTGCCGTGTAACTTCGTTCGTCACACCATCGTTGGTAGTCTTTGGTAAGATCAGTGAAGTTGGTGAAGCCCCAGACTTCGGTATGGATAAGCTCCTCAAAGTACGTCTCAGCGGTGTTGACCTCTTCATCGTAGTCTTGCTTGGCAACCAGTGTTTGCTCGCCGAACTGGTAATCGTAGCCATTTTTTCTAATCAATACGGTGGTCCGGAGTATCTCTCCGAGTAAATCCGACAAAAAATCCTTCTTGGCAAATAGGTTCTCGTCGAAGGTATTATCTTGAGGGAATGACGCCTTGAACGGAATGGTGAAGGTCCGGCGTCGAACACCCTGAGTCTTATCAGCGAAGGTAGGGATATTGTTGGCGTTGAAAATCGTATGCACGTTGCCGTCAATCTGGGCCCCATCTTGGCTATTGAAGCGGTGGACGCTGAACGTGCTGTGCTCGGCAAGGTTCTTATAGCCACCAGTGTCTTTCACATGGCCGTCATTACTCTCCAGACAGACGTTACCGAGCTTACCATTGATAATCGGTGTATCGCGCTCGTCTTCGATCTGCTTGACTGTGAGCTGGCTGAACCAACGGTTATGAGTGTACGGAGCGTCTGAGCCGAACATAGCGTACAGCGCCTTGAGCGTGGTTGACTTACCATTGGCGCCATTACCGAGGAACCAAAAGACGCCAAATGGTTTTTTGTGCATGAAGACAGGAGCAATCGCTTTGATAATGTCATTAGCCAGTTCCTTATCGCCCATCGTCACCTCTTCAAGCCATTTACGATGCGAGTTACCATCGGTAGGGCTGACGGCGGTAGTGTACACGCAATCCTCTGGGGCAACACTGTCGGTAAACTTCAAGTTTTTCATGTCCCAAACTCGGCCATCTGGCATGGCGATATAATGAGCATATTGTGTGAGGTCGTCAGAGCTCGTGAAGAATAAGTGCTGAAGGTCTTTGATCTGTGTCTGGCGGATGCTAGCACCGTGTACGGTGTAGCAGATGCGCGCGAACTCATCATAAGACAGTGGCTCCCAGCCAGCGTCAGCACGGAAGAGTACCGCCCCACGGAATCGCACGATGCGATACTTAGTGCTTATCGCCTTAGCCTGTTTAGCCTTGAGCGACATTTTCTCTTCGTTGGTCGATGCAACTATACTTTTTTCGTCTTTTTCTGCCATAAGTACCCTTATTCTACCCCTATAGTTTTGCTTTTGCACTACGCTATACCTATGGTATGCGAGCGACTACCCTACGCTATTTTGACTAGCCAAAGCCACCGGCAAGGGGGTGGGCACCGTACCGGCAGCTACGGTCAGTCAAAGAGCATGAGGCTTTTTGTTATCCGTACTCTGGGAGTTCCGGTTTTTGTTACCTCTCTTGGCGTCCAGTCAAGCTCGTGTCGAAAAACGCCACCAAACCTATTTCAAATATTCAATGAGCGCGAGACGGATGACAGCACTACGGCTACCCGATCCGGTCTCAGCTTTGAGTTCTTGCACCTTAGCATCTAACTTCTCAAGAATAGATAGCGTGAGGTCTACCCCGACAAATCCATTGTCTTTGGTTCGTTCTCTTTTATCCATTAGAGGTCCTCCGGAATATCGATGTCATCTTCGTCAACTACTGAGCCGCCAACGGCCTTAGCAGTAGCTTGAGCTTCAGTCTGTGGCTCGCCTTGCGGTTCAGCCGGATAGTGCCACAAGTCACCGTATGAAGTTGTGGTGTATTTGCCGTTTGGTTCAGCAACGAGGAACGCTTTTTCACCGAGCAGCTTCTCGTTCATCAACTTAGCCGCAATGTCGCGAGCCTTCGTTGTATCATTTACACTACCAAACAATTTACGACCGAGTTCGCGGACAGCATCCTTCTTGTCTTCGCTGACCTTGTGTACGACCATGCCGAGCACTTTCGTCACTGACATCTTGGCTGCACCTTCGGTATGGAACCAAAGCGTACACGTAGCCTTCTTGTCGTTATCGGTCTCATCAAAGACTACAACCTCAATAATCTCA